TTCAGTTGGTGATTGTCTATTACCAGTTACCTCTGTTACTGATTCAGTAACAATAGTTTTGTTTGATTCAGCTGGTGCTGATTCATTTAAAACTGCTGGTAAGTATTTGTTAAACTGTTTTTTTAAATCACTTGTTTGTACAGATTCAAGTAATTCGTTCATTACGCGACGCTTGTCTTTAGATAATGATGACGTTAACTCTGTAAGAGCTTTTTCACGTACATTTTTATCTTCAGCAATTCTCAACTTCATTTGAACTGCTTCGATTTCTGCGTCTTTTTCTTTTAATTTAGATTCTGTGTCAGTAGTATTTGCTGTTACAGTTTCTAATTCATTTTGAAGTTTTCTAACTTCTGTACCTTCAGCTAGATGAGAAGACATATACTCGCCTGCGAATGCTTCAAAAACTTTTCTACCAAAGTTGTTTTGTTTAGCAACTTTAATATCATCTTTAAGTTGTGATAATTCGCTTCTCAAACTTGTTTCAACTGTTTTTTCTACAACATTAGCGGCTTTAGAAACAAAACGTTGTTTAGCTTCAGCAATCATTTTCTTGCCTTCTGCTACTAATTTAACTTTTTGTTCTACAACTGCTCTTTTGTCGTTTTCAAATTCAGTTAACTCTTTTGCTAATTGTTTAACAACAAAGTTTTCCAATTTTGCAAAATTGCTTTTTAAGTTTGTTCTATCGGCGTGTAGTTCTTTTACTTCTTTAGCTAATTGCTCAGCAACAAATTTGTCTACTAGACCAACATGTTTTTCAATGTTCGTTTTGTAAGCAACTGTTTGCTCAGCCAATGATGCTCTGTCAGCCTTCAGCTCTTCTATTTCAGCTGTAATTCTGTCAGTTAACATTGTGTCCATAGCTTCAACAATCTGACCCTTGTCATTTTCATAACGTTGGGCAAATTCATCACGAAGTTCAGCAGTGATCTCTTCTCTGGCTTCATCTAATTTAGATTTCCACGTCTCTTGAATCTGAGTTTTCAAGTCTTCTGAAATTGCGTCTGACTCAAGTATTCCGTTAAAAATATCTGCCATGAGTAGTTCTCCTTATAACTTCAACTCTTTTATTAATTTGACTATTTCATTCTTTAAATAGCCTTCTGCTTTGCGATCATAAACAGCGTCGGCGCCTATTCCGTATAAACGTCTTCCGCCTTTCATGTTCATCAAACCTTCATATATTGCTTTTGGATAAGCATCTGGGGCTGATGGTTGTGCAACAATGTCCACAGTAACAATTTCAAAGTCAGCAACTTTGCCGCCTTCGTTTACATTACCGGTACCTCTTGATGACACACCCAATTTTGCTCCACTTTCCAAAAGGGTTTTTACAATGTTTCCCATTGGGGTTGGTAAAATTTTAAGTTTACCAATTCCGTTTGGACCGTCCATCCACATTGATTCGATCATGTGTGATACACGATCTAAATTCACTGTTAATTCTTCAGGGTGATCTGCTTCACCTAAAACAGAGTAACCACCTTTCAAGCGTTCGTCCACAGAAGTTACCGCTTTTTCGATTTCTTCTAGTGGATAAACACGTGAATTCTGATTCTTTACTCCGCCTTGAATGAATACACCTTTCATGAATAGGTTTTTCTTATCACCTTCGCCTTCATGTAATACTTGCATGCCGGCTTGGTCAAAAGTTAAACTTTCTAAAAGTGGTTTAATCATACTGACGATCTCCTTACTCTAACTCAACCTTAAGCACTTGCTTTTGGTTTTGGTGCTGGTGATAATTTAGCATCACCTTGTTTTGGAGCACCCATATCCTTGACTGCAGGAGCCTTGCCGCCTTTTTCAGCCGCATCGCCACCAGCTTTCACTGGATCTGCACCGTCAATTCTTTTTGCTCCACCATTCGCCGCTACCGGTGAATTAGCATTTGCGCCGTCATCTCCACCTTTTGGAGTTGAAACAGCATTTAATGTAGTTGCTTCGTCTAAATCTTCTGAACCTTCTTTTGAATCTTCTGAACCTTCAAATGCAACTTCGTCAGCAACTTCAACTGTTTCTTCTGCTGGCATTTCCATAGGTGGCATTTCGCCTTCTAGGTCGTCAGTAGCTTCTTCGTTGTCATCGCCTTCTTTGTCGTCTTCGTCGCCCATCATTTTTTCAAATTCAGCTTTAAGATCTTCTAAAGCATCTTCTAGATCGTCAACTCTGTCTTCAACTTCCTCATGATCATGGTTATCAGCTTCGCCATCTTCATCACCATCATCTTCGTTAGTTTCTTCATGCTCAATTTCTTCAGCATGATTGTCTGCTTCATCTTTGACAGCAGTTGTTAAATCTTGTTCTTGATCGCCGGAACCGCCAACTTTTTCTTCAACGGTTTCGTCACCTGACTCATCAGTTGCTTCTTCAACTGCTTCTTCATCTGAATCTTTTGCTTCTTCTACAGCATCTTCATCTGATTTTTCTGCTTCTTCAACAGTGTCCTCATCTGATTTTTCTGCTTCGTCAACAGCTTCTTCAGTGTTTTCAGTAGTTAAATCTTCTTCGATTTCGTCAGTTTGGTTTTCGATCAACTCTTCATGTATTTTTCTAGCTTTCTCAACAATTACATCATGTAAAAGCTCTTGAGCTTTATCTGACTCGTTGTTAACTAGATATTCTAGAACTTGTTCTAGTTTTGACTTTGTAGTAGACATAGTGTTAATCTCCTAATATATTACTAGTAATATGTTTAGATACCTGTATAAGGTACAAACGTATATATTATTTACATAATTATAGGAAAATTAGTAGGAAATACCTGTATTTTGACTCGTTTTGTAATAATAACTTAATATTATTACATTGCAGGCGGTTGTGCGTACATTGTAGCAACAAATTCTTTGTTTTTTTCTTGATCTGCTTTACGCATTTCACGTACTTTACGCAATTTGTTAAGGTGTTTTAATGTAAGACGTGTTTTACGACCATCACTGATATGAGCCATATGATAATGGTCATGCTCTGGAAAATAGTTTTCTTTTAATTCAATATAACGCATACTTTTATTTACCTTTTGCCTCTACGAGCTTTAAGTGCCATATTTGCACGTTTTACACGTTGCGATGCTTGACTGTATTTTTTAGTATATGAAGATCTTGCACCGTGTATACTACCTTTTGCTTGTCGTGTATTTTTCATTTTAGTACTTTGCTTGATATTTAATGGTTTGTTACAAGTACTTGGATTAGCAACAATACGTCCTTTTCTAGGTCCTGTAGGACATCTAAAACGTTGTGTTGTAATTCTTGCTTTACCTTTTGATTGTGATCTACCAGTACGTCCAAATATCTGACTAGCACCTTCTTCAATAGGTTCTAATGAATATAAGTCTGTTTTGCTGATTTCATAAATTTTCATAACAATACCTTTGTTATGTTATTTATAATCAAAGGTAAACTAAATCTATTGTAGGATATGGTGAGCTTGAAAATACATCTTGCGGTAGTGCCCTACATAAAGTTATAGCTATTTTGGTATTTGGAACTATTGTTTTCATTTTAATATACCCTGTTGGTCGATCTGATATACATTTAAATAAGTGAGCTCCACATATGATTAATTGTGTTAACTGATTGTCATCCATGTATTTTTTTAGAAGTTTAGGATCTTCCATAAAATTTAAATCATTTTTATTATCTGTTAAAAATGTAAAAAACGGATTTGGTGAATGATGATGCATTGCTATATTAATATGTGCTCCTTGTTTTTTATAGCTATCTAATTTTATTGACAAAAATTTAGAAAATTCACACATATCTTGTTTTATTAATTCAATGCTTTCTTTAGACAAATTATCAAAAGATATTTGATCAGTGTCCCAAATGTCAATTACATTAATTAATGTACGAGATAAATCTAACATTATCTTGTGTAGTTTATTGTTCTGGTGTAGTGTCTGTATCTGGTGTTAGTGGTGAATCTAATCCTGCGTCGCCGGCATCGCCAGCAGGTGCATCATCTAATCCTTCAGTATCATCTGAAGCTGGCATTGGTGCCGCTCCTACATCTGAAAGGCCGCCACCTCCTACATCGTCACCTTGTGCTGGTGGTTCAGTAGCATTAGCATTTTCTTCTGCCCAGAGTTTTTCGTTTTTGTAAATTTCGCCTTCATCAAGTCCAAGATAACGTTGCATTGCAAAACGTTTAGAAATAAATGGAACTTGCTGTACCTGTGTAAAGATACTAACCATTTGATTATCAATTTCAACTTGTCTATACTTGCCAAAGTTTTGTGGTTCATTAAATTGTATTTCAAATGATCCTGAATCAATTTCAATACCTCTATGCTTTAAGAACATTTTAAATTCTCTATCAAGAGCAGGCATAACCATTGTTTGTAAACGTTGACAAAATTTTGTAAATCTAAATTCTTGTATGTATGCTGTACCAACTCTACCATCAGTAAATGCCGAACCGGCATCATCTGGGGATGATGGCAAATAACTTGATGGAATTCTTAAACCTTTCATCAACTTATTATTAAAGTATTTTAAGTCGTCAATTTCACCTAAGTTTTGACCGCCTGGTAATGTTTCAACTTTTGATCCTCTACCCTCAGCCGTTTGTGCAAAAAAGTAATCTTCAATTTGTGATAATGGGTTATAAGCGGCATCCATAATGTTTGCGCCACCACCTGTTTTATTTGGAATACGTTTTTGATGTATTTCATTTTTAACACGTTCAATAAATGCCATTGCTTTATTGCTAGGCATATTACCTACATCAATATAAAACACTCTACGTTCTGGTGCTCTTTGAACTCTGTAAATAATAATAGCATCTTCTAATAATTCTTTTTGTTTGTACACTTTAAATATTGCTTCTAGTACTGAAGTACCAAAAGGCCAAAATCTATCCATGCCTTCTGACAATGATATATGTGCAATATGTGAAGCATCAACAGGTGTTGTCATTACTTCCATATTAAATCTACCAGCTTGTGAAGTTGTAGTTCCGCTAGTCATACCTTTGTATTTTGCATCACCGCTAAACGGCATATTACCACTTTGGTATGCTGTTGGAGCCGTGTACTGATATTGACTCATTGTTGTTAAGTTTAAATTTTGTAAATTTAAATCTAAATCTCTAATGAAGTATGCTTCTGGCTTTTTACCTTTACCTTCATTAACAACTATTTTTTCAATTTTTGCATGATCAACCCAAAGTAATTTATATGTCTCTGGATCTCTAACTAATACCTGATCACCATACTTGATTACATTTCTAAAAAGTTTAAAACATCTTTTATCCCAATCGTTAACACTTGCCCATTGTTTGATTGATTGATTTAAAATTTCTGTTTCTGTATCAGTTGGTTTGTCTTTATAAAAGATTTTAAATGGAACACCTGTCTTTGGGTCATTTTGAGTTGAAAATTCTGCAATAGTATCAAGTGCCGCATTTATTTCTGTGTCAAGATCCATTTGATCATATTGATAATAACGCTCAATACGATTTGGCTGACCTGCATATACTTCTGGTAGCCATGAGCTGTATTTTGAATTTGATGTTTCACCAAATGAACTACCTACTGGACTTTGCTGTCCTAGTTTATTTTCATATGTAGTAAAGTGTTTTTTCCAACTCATTTGTATACGTGCCTTTTATGCAGTTATTTATGTAAATTATATAGTATTTTAATTATGATTGCAACCAATATATTCTGGCCTACCCACCATTTACTTCATCAACTGCTTTTTTAGTACCACCAGTATTACTAGCAATTGCACTTAATAATCTAATTGATGTACTATAAAATTCACCTTCTGACGTTTTTGTTGGATCACTTGATCCTGTCATTGGAAGATATTGATTCATTACACGCATTTTAGCCTGTGATAAACGTTCTGGATCTAGCATGTCTGTAGAAGTAGCTTTATTATTAGTGCCCATATTGTTAGCACTGTCATTCATTGATGCAACAATATCTGCACCGCTTGCCCCAACTGTTTTGTAACCTATACTTTCGTCAAGTTGTGCTTTGTTTACATCAAGATATGTTACTGCTTGTTGTGTTAATATGTCACGAAGTGCATCTATTAATTGTTGATTGCCTGATTCGTTAACTTTTTTAAGCATAGCATCAAAAGAACCTTTTCTAGTTTGAAGAACTTCACCAGTCTCGATGTCTCCTTTAGGAAACATACTTGCAAACTGTTTTGCCAACATTGGTGGTAATTCATTTTGTACACCTGATACAATGTCATTATCAAACGACATTCTAGTTCTACCTTCTTTTGAATATCTTTTAAGGTAACTTTCATTAAACATTCCTGCGTTTGCTAGAGCGCCGCCGCCAGTTAATGATCTAATTTGATTTTCGCCCATGGACATGTTGGCTTGGTGAATTGTACCGGCACCGCCTGCAAATCCTGGTAATGCTAGTTTCATTCCTTTTATGATTGCTCCAGTAATCATGTCTGCCATTAATGCTAAAGGTGCCGCCAATGCTTTAATCATTGCTTGACCTAAAGTTAAACCTTGGAACTCGCCAATAAAATTCATAAATCTATTAACAAGATTAGCAATTTTATTTGCAATTGAACCTGCATTTTCTACAAGTTTTTTTGCAAGGTCAATACCCATAGTAGTAATACGTTCCATTGCTCCACTTATTGCACCTAATATTCTATCATTGCCAAACAGTTCAGTAAAGAATTTGTTAAACGCAACTGATAATTTTGCAGTAACACGTTCAAAGTTTATAAATGCTACAGATAATTTGTCAATCTGTGATTCTCGTCTTAATTTTTGTAAATCTTTGTACTGTTCTAATGCACCTTTTTTCTGTATCTCTTGAACTTGATTAATCAGTGCAATTTGTTGTCTTGCCGCGCCTGAGAACTGTGTGTTAGAACGTTCAATAAGACTTAATCTTTCTCTTTCAGCATCAGATGTATTTGCAATTTCTGTTATTAGTTGACTAGTTGCTTTTGCGGCACCTTGATCGTCTAAACTATCTATATTATCAATTAGTGAACTTAATGAGTTATATAATTTTCTATTTACTGCTAATAATTCTCTACCAGCTTCTGTGAAAAATAATCCACCTCGACCGTATGCAGTTGTAAATGTTGTTGCAAGTTGATCACCAAACTCAGTACCAAGTCCTGCAAACATACCTGTTACTGTTTGTGCGGCTCTAAGTACTCTGTCTTGTACTATTGCTGGTAACACATTTAGTTTATTTGTAAATGCTTCAACAGCCGTTGATCCTTTAATAACTGCCGCAATTTGATCTCTACTTACATTTGCTAACTGTGAAAATGCTGTAATATTCTGTGCATATCTCACAACCATCTCTTCTAATTGGTCATTACTTTTTCCACCAAGCATACTTGCTGTTCTTAATTGGTCCATAAAGTCACCAGTGTATTCAGTCAACTCTGCTAGACTCATACCCAACATACCTTGAGCTTGTAAGTTATCTCTAATTTGTACATTTAAATCTGAAAATGCTTGGGCACCAATAATACCAACTGACGTTGAAAACTTTCCAAGTAATTCTGTATATTGTGCAATACCCATTTCAGCCGCCACTGCCGCTTTTGCTAATCCTAATGAACCTTGTTCCATTCTAAAGCCCATTGCAAATACTTGTCTAAATGAATCTGAAAACTGTTTTAATCTTCCAATAACAAAACCAACTGCCGCGGCAAAGCCACCAATTACAGCACCAGCTATTCCTAGCTTGCCAGCAAATCGTTGTACTGCCATGTTTACTGATTTAAATGGTGTTGACACATTCTTTTTAACTAAATCTTTAGTATAATCTCCACCTTTTTTATTCAACTGTGTAACTAGTTTTTTTGAATTTTCTGAACTATTTTTATTAAGTTGTTCAATCCTAGCAACTACGTCTTTTAAGTGTTTTGTTTGTTTTTCTTGTTCTTTTGAATCTTTTGTGTCAGATTTCTTCATTGCACCTAAGGCTACTGCAATCTTTTTTTGCGTTTCCTCAGTGGCCCATTTAGGAAGACCAGAATCGTCCCAATTTATTTGATCTATAGTAATTTTGTCGCCGTCAGCCATTTTTCATTAAATACCCATATAATTAAGTAGATAAGTACTACTATTACATAAATATTTATCGTTAAAGTTATATACGTATATAATAGGAAATAAAAACATGAGTGAAAACAAATTATCAAAATATTATAGAGCACCAAAACTGTATGTTCGTGTTCCGAGTCAGGGTGCATTTAATCCTGAAGTAGAATCAGCAATGGGTGGAGAACTAGCTGTTATGGCTATGACTGGCCGTGATGAAACTATGATCAAAAATCCAGATGCATTACTTAACGGAGAAGCAGTAACATCAGCAATTAAAAGTTGTGTTCCAGGTATTCAAGAACCAAAAGACATGCCAATTACTGATATTGATACATTGTTAATTGCCATTAAAATTGCTACCACAGGAGAAGAGCATGAAGTAAGTGCAACTTGTCCTAAGTGTAAAACTGAATCTAGAGGAGTTGTTAATTTAAGAAATATTTTACCAACTGCTAAATTGCTTGATTCAGAGTATCCTGTAAAATTAGATACAGGAGTAACTGTATATGTTAGACCATATACTTTTTCAATGCAGACAGAAGCGGCATTGGCGGCATTTGACGAAACTAAAACACTTCAAAATTTGACACAGGAAAAAGAAATTAATTCTGAAAGTATGTCAATTTATAATAAGAGTTTTAGAAGAATGGCAGATATGAGCGTATCGTTATTAGGTAGAAGTATTATCAAAGTTGTTACACCAGAAGGTGACGAAGTTAGTGACCCAAATGAAATATTTGCGTTTATCCAAAACATAGATTCAAATGCGGCGAAACAAATTGACGAAGTACTTGCAAAAATTAATAGTTTAGATATCGATAAGAAAATTGAAATGACTTGCGGCAAAGAAACATGTGGCAATGTATGGACATCAGAAATTGATTTCAATCCTACGGATTTTTTCGCAGTTGGCTCTTAAAGGCTGAGCCTGACCAAATAAATGTCTACTTTGAAAAGTTGGCTAAAGAACGTGATACTATAAAACAACAGATAACCGAAATCTGTTGGTACATGCGTGGTTCCCTTACTTGGGAAGAAGCATGGTCTCTTTCCGAAGTCGATCGAAATGACTTAATTAAATTTGTCGGTGAAAATGCCGAGCGATTTAAAAAGTCTGGACAAGTAGTTGTTTAATGAGATTGCTGTTTAACAGCATCTGAATTTAATTGCCAAAAATCTTTGTATTCAATGTAATGGAATTGTTTATAATCTTTAGTATGTTTTAGATTGTTCCATTGTTTTGGATCCCAAAGTACAAATTCACCTTGTCTTGATATTTTAACACACAATAACCATTTATCATTTTCTTCGCATGACTCTTGTGACTGTACAATAAAACTATCTAACTGTTTTACTTCTTTACCAAGTGCAAGATTATGCCATTGTAGTTCACCATAATTTTTTGCCTCAATAACCAATAGTGGAAATGAATCAGGTGGAATAATATCACCTTTGAATCCTCTTGTTTGATTTTCAGAAAGTGTTTCTGTTCTTATAATATTTTTGCCGCCAACAAATGCACCACTATAAGGTACTCTTGTAAATGACTCTTGATACAATTGGCTTAAAAAATTAGCAACATCTCTTTCGTATGTTTTGCCTTTGTTTTTTGACTTTGCTCCACTCATTTTTTAATAACCTTTTTTAACAATGTTAGTTTTATATTGTGCATTATATCAGAAAAATGTTTAATGTCTTTTGGCTTGTACTTTTTATCATTGTAATCATGTTTCAGTATTTCCATCAGTGCTTGATGTTTCTGTTGTTTCTTGCTGTTCTTCATTTTTATCATTTTCTAACTGCTTAGGTTTCTCAATCGGCATACCACCATTATCAAACCATCTGCCATCACTTGTTTCCCATACATGCGAAGTAAAATTACCTTCTCCAGATTGTCTTTTTATTATAATCCTACGTTTAGTTAATGCTCCTTGATATATTGTTGCGTCTTTTTGTATTAAACGTTGTGTCGGTCCTGACCCATATATCCTATCAATGAATATTGGTTGTCCATATTCATCTTCGCCTCTAATGTTTGATATAAGCACTTGTTTCATTGTTTTAGTATACAACCAAATAAAAAAATAGTCAACTTTTATAATTCTGGTTGACTTTTGGGTGCAATCAATCGTATACTTTATTTAATAAGGCTAATATCTACCAAGAATAATAACTCTTTTAGGCTAACATCTACTATATAGCAACTACACTGATAATGATATCTCAGAAATGCGCCGAGACAAAGGTGGTGAATCTGACGTTGCAAACCTTAGGCTAATATCTGCTAAATGATGGGGCTACTGTGAAAAAGATACAACCCCAGCCATATGTGTAGTGCTAACTTATTTTACACATATTGGTTCCGTTGGATGAGACGCAGTTGATGGGAGTACCGGCCAACCACTTCCGTAGGACTGTAAAGTTAGAATGGCGTGATCTCGTATGATGCGAAGTTACCACTCACCCGTAACTGGGTGAGTCATGACTGATTCTGTATGATACGATACAGTGTATCTTGATAGTATTTTATAATTACCTTATAGAAAAGAATAAAAAGATTGTTAACGTTAGTTAACAATAATACTAACTGACGTAAGTCAGTTACCTATTGTGATTATTAAAGTAGTTTATCAAGTTCTAAAATAAATTTTTTAGAATCCTTAATTTGTGTATATGGATATTTTATAAAACTTGTATTAGTTTCTTTACTGCGTCGTCGTATCTTCTTTGTAATTTGCTATAGTTGTCTTTAGAAATTCTATATGCTTGTACCCAATCAATTGGATTATTATAAATGTACTTGACAGTGTCGGCTATCATCTGCATACGTTTTTCATCGTCAAATTCTAAATCATAATCTTCAGACCATAACATTCCGAAAGTTTCATATTTTCTTGCTCGAAGCTTTTCTAAAAATCTTGGAGTAGACGCTATTATAAATGGATGTTTATTAATTATTGTACGAGCAGTCTTTTCAGTAATCATAAAAGGATCTTGATTTTCAACATGAGTTTCGGCAACGATACTATACTTTGTTTTTTCATATAACGTATGATCAAAAGGATATCCTAAATAATGATCTGCTTGAGAATCATATTTAATATTATCCGGACTATGTGGAATTTTACTATAGAACCAATCAAAGTCGTATTTTGTTATTAAATGAGATACTCTAGGATATAAATTTTGTACCGTATAAGACGTGTTTAACGACCATACACCGTGCCTTAGTACATCATTGTTATGTAACCTTACTGCGAGGTTTAACCTATTTGTTTTTTGGATTTTTGCATTTAGAAATAAGAACTCGTTTTTAACAAAATTTTGTAATTCATCAAAGTTTTTATTTGCTAATTTTATTTCTCCTTGATAGTATCTCCAGACTGCATCGGTTTCAAAGTGTGGATAAGCAACTACATTTATTCTGTGTCTAAAAACATTTTCTGCAGAACAAGCCATTTTGTATGACTCGATAAAATCAAATTCATCTTGACAGCCAACTACATATACTATTTGCTGTGCTGTACATATTTCACTTTGTACTAACCAATCGATAAAGACTGCATGAGCTTTTAATATTTTACTATCTGGGTTTAATCTTTCTCTTACATGAGAAATCATAATCCTACGTTTTCTATTTTTTAATTTTTTTATTTGGATATGCTTAAATTCTGGATATAAATGGTATGGCTGATCTTTATAAGCATTAAACTCTAATATATCAAAGTCATGATTAGCATCAACATAAGTTGACATGGCATATTTGCCAGGACTTTCGAATCTATATGCTAGTGTACTAGGCGCTAACTGTATCGTGCTCATGATCTTTTGCAAACAATTCTTTATGTGTTTTATGATCGATAGTTTCTATATCTGTTGCAAAAGATGTAAATCCATTTTCTTTGACTACGTTAAGCACATTGGAGCATCTTGAAGTTAGTTCATCTCTGTGCGAAATAAGGAATATATTTTTACCACCTTCTCTAGACATTTTTTTCAATACACCCATAGCTGACTCAACACCCATGGTATCCATTCCAGAGTCAACAAGTTCATCGATGAATAATAAGTTTAATGATGTATTCATTGATTCGTATACATCTCTAAATGCCCAACTTAATCCTAAAATTAATCTGTTACGTTCACCTCTACTTAAATTGTCAAAGTCTAATTCTCTACCTAGTTCTGTAATTTCTACACTTAAATCTGATTTAAATACTACTTCATGCGGTAGTCCAATTTTATCTAAGTAGTAATTTAATCTTGAATTTAAATACAGTAAATTTTGATCAATAATTTTTTTACGTATAAACGAATCTTTTGATGTTAATAATCTATATAAAAAGTCTTGATGATCTTTCAACTTTTGTAATGCATTAACTTGTGCATAATTTACTTCTTCGATATTTTTTATTTTTAATTCTTCAATTTGTTCTGTGTGTGGGTTTTCTTTTTGCTTTTCACTTGTAAGTTGATTACTTAACTCTGCAAGATTTTGTCTATGATCGTATGCTTCATCAATTGATCCATATGCTGTTAATGGCTGTTCGCCTAAATCGCCCTGTTCGGTAATTTGATTTGCAATTGAATTAATTGTTGCTTCAATTTGTGTTTGTTCTTCAATTTTAGCTGTATGCTGTGTTTTAATATCATCAACCAAGTGTGTATGCTTGTCTGTGTGCAGTTCTTGTTCACACATAGGGCATTGCTTACCCTCAAGTGTGCTTAACTGTGTGCTTAAAGACTCTAAAAGTTCTTGTACAGAGCTTAAATTACTTTTATTAAAGTTTAAATTTTGTTCATACGATTTAACTTTTTGCGAACGCTCTTGCCATTGCGATAACAATTTGTGTTGCTGTATTTCTGCATCAATATCTATCTTTTCTAATTCTGTAATACCATTAGTAAGTTCTGCAATAGCCTTTTTATGTGACTCTTCCCAACCAATACTTCTAATATGAAACTTACGGATTGTTTCTTCCATTTTTTCATTTGAAATCTTTACTTGTTCTAAACGTGCTTGTTCAGACTTCATATCTTCGTTAGTTTCACGCATTAATTCTTTTAATCGTTCTGCTTTTTCACTTAATCTTGATATACCTAATAATTCTTCAATAATAGATCGTTGATCATTTGCCTTCATGGCTAAAAATGGTTCAGTATAAGTGTTAAGGGCAACTATATGTTTGAACATTGTGTGACTCATGTCAAAAACCCTTAACACCTCTTCCTGAGTAAGCCTATTTTCTCCTTGGGCTTCGTCGGTTCCTTGTTCGTTAACGATTGCATCATCAACAATGAACTGGAACTTATTAGGCTTACGACCTCTCTCAATTCTATAACTGTGCCCGTCTTTCTCAAAATCAACAGTAACTAACATATTTTTATTATTAGTTTTGTTAACCAAATTATCTTTTCGAATATTTGTTAAAGCCTGGCCATATACAGCATAGCTGAGAGCATTAATAAGTGTAGTTTTACCTGTACCGTTACGTGAACCTTCACCCCCTAAATCTAAATTGTTACCTAGCACTAAGGTTAAACCATCATGTGCAAAGTTTACGGCTTGTGTGGTATTACCTACACTCATAAAATTCTTTACGGTTATGTTTTTAATTTTTATCATAGTCTGTGATACAATTCTACTAATACTGCGTTGTCAAATGAATCTGATTCAATTTTTGCTAATTGGTTAGTTACTATTTGATCTACTGATTCAAATATAACTTCGCCTTTAACATCTTGTGCATGTTCTTCTTTTTTTTGTGGTATAAGAGCAAGATCTCTAATTTGATAATTTTGTGCAAAATTTTCTTTTATAAAGTTTGCTTCTTCATATGAAATATCCAAATCTACTTTTACTCTTATATACGAATTTGGTTCTAAAACGGTTTCTGGATCTTCAAGTAGTTTACTTAAATCAATTGATCTGTACTTTGGTGCATCCATCCATATTTTATATTCTGGTTGTTTATCCCATTCAAGAAACATTGCACCTCTATCGTCATCCCATACATCTGCAAAATTATGCGGAAAAGGATTACCTATATAGGATATGTTTCCAGAGTGTTGTCTTTTATGAAAGTGTCCAGTAAACACATGTCCTGCATTTTTAAAATGATCACTTCTTATGGTTCCGATATCTGGCATTTCTACCATAGCATTCATTTTAAAATGTGGTAATTCAAAATGACCAAACATGTATTTGCATTTTACTTTTTGTACTTTTTTCCATTCATCGCCAACTAACCATGGAATAATTGCAACATCATTTTCAACTATCCATTCATCAACTACATGTACATTAGGAACTTCATTAGCAAATACTACTGATGATATTTCACGTTTATCTCTATAAAATAAATCATGATTACCAACAATAAAATAAACCTTTTCAAATGCTTCGCCTAATCTTTTCAAATTAGATACAGAATAATTTAATGTTGAAACATTAACACTCGATCTTTGATGATGCCAATCACCTAAAAAAATACAAGTTTCGCACCCACGTTTCTTTGCTTCGTCAATAAACCATGTAACAAAGTTTTCGCAATCAATATTGTGTTGACGTGCATTATTTTTCATACCGAAGTGTATATCGGTAAAGCAGGCCGCTTTCTTAAAAAATTGTGCCATATTACTTTTTAGCTTTTTCTTCTTTTTGTGTCTGTTCTAATTTATCCATTTGATCTGAATGTTGCATCTGTCTTGTAAGCGATGGCATAGCACCAGCTTGTTCAAGTAAATCGTCACGTAAGTTTTGATTTTTCTTTTCCATGTTTAACACCCTTGTAAATGAATTTGTAATTGTTGCTGTATAATATGCAAATGGATTTTGTGATTTAGATTCGTCAAATTGTAATCCAATTTGTGATAACTGTAGCAAAGCCTGACCTTGCATCTCATCATTATATGTATAACCTCGCCAGTTAGCTCGTGTACCATATCGATGACAAAGTTTAATAAACATATTTGCTAGTTTAGGTGTTATTTTACCATGCTCTAAATTAAATTGATTATGTCCTGCATAATGACTCTTTCCAACTTCATATGGTTTATTATTTTTATCTAATTTATAATGTTTAAATGGTGGAAAGTTTAATTTAACTTTTGTATCTGCTACTGTTTTTGGATTTAATTTTCTTCCTGGTTCTTCTGGAATATGCTCATATGTCATAATTCTAAATACTAAATCAGTTACAGGAATAGTTAAATGATCAACCCTATATTCATCATATTGTGATCTTTTTAAGCCAAGCTCATCTGTTTTGATTTGAAGCATACGTTCAGCACGATTTTTACGTGCTTGTGATATAGATAGTCTATTAATTTTAGCTACATCACTTAAAATAATGTCGTAACTTGCATATTCTGGTTTTTTGTAAAAACAATAAGAGGTTTTACTCTTATGTATTTCTGCCAACATATCTTTGTTGTTTAAATAATTTATTCTTTTCGCCACACTAAAATTCCTTATATATACAACTAATACTACACGAATTAACATTCAATGTCAAGCACATTTTTTATAATATACGTACTTAATTATTTCAATAAATAATACTATAACTAGGAAACAAACATGGCAAAAGATTATAGAGCAAAAATTCAACCAATGGGCAAAGATTATAAGTCTATGGCTTTAGTTCTTGGTCCTAATTCTAACGATAATATATTGCGTCCTTTGTGGAAAACACAAGGATTAATGTTTCCATATACGCCAATGATTCAAGTACAACATGCAAACGTTGGGTATGGTAATTATGAACTAGCTCATACAAATTATGATTATTTTGCATATCAAAAAACATCATCACCAACAGCCACAGTAACTGGAGTATTTGGAGCTCACACAGAAGAAGAAGCTGAATACATGATGGCCGCAATACATTTTTTTAGAGTAGTATCAAAATCAAATTTTGGATTAACTGATGACAATAGAGGAACACCTCCACCAAAATTGGCCTTCAGTGCTTATGGTGA